CTGGAGGCTCTCCGCAAGGGCAAACACTGCCCCTTAATCCACTAATAGTGGAGCACCCCTACGTATCCCTAAAACGGGGATACGCTCCTACGCTTGATGCCAACGGCGTAGGGTCGTCCAGCACGTTCCAAGTGATGGCGATCATGAAAGGGCAAAACCCCTTGTTTGAGCAAACACTTGAGCAAGGATCCAGCTCCTGAAATACAGGAGGAAGGAGGCTTACCGGTAACAACATACGCCCTGACAAGGGGCGCCTGGAGTTTGGGACACACATAATCGACTTGGTAGTCGAGAAATGAGTGACGTCCCAAGGCCGAGGAGGAAGGATGAACCCGAGGGAAGAACTTCAAAATCTTCTCAATGAGTTTATCCAACCATCCCGTGGTTTTCCAAAGACCAGTTTTGTAAAACTGATTCCTCAGAGAAACCATCGAGATGATCTCCTGAACGTGCCTCAGTTGGGTGGCAAATACTCGACGTACACGGACAATTGGTAGTTCGTGTCCGTCATAGTACTGCTTACCACAAGACTCTCTGTACTTTCCAGTCCAGAAAGACTTGTCCTTGTTAACCTTAAAGCCAAAAGCCTCAAGGCACGAGACAACTGAACGTACATATTCTACAGGAACGATAATATCGTCACCGTAGACACGCACCTTACCCTGAAAGAACGAAATGTCTTTCCTGGTTAGGGGCCGATTAAGCTCCTTTTCAATCCCTAAGAAAATTACGGTCAAAAAGACCATAGATTCAAAGGGAAAGCAAAGAGCTGAACCCATAGACGCGAATTTGGCGAGGTGTTGAACACCATAGCCATCTACATCAGCCTTCGTTGATCTGCAAGCCATCACACCCTGCGTAAGCAGGGGGTGATTGAAAAGCAGATCAAGTACATGCTGATTCGAGACACGATCAGAGGCTTCACTTAAGTCAAGTGTTGCCAGGTTCCCCAATAGGGAGCCCTCCATAGCCAACTGCTGATTAGGCAGTTGTGAGCTACAGCTGATAAAGGACGATAGGATGTCATCTCTATCAATCCCTTCGTTAAACCGCTGAAGGAGACCTTGCTGCACGTACTGCATGCAGGTAGGTTCTTTAGCGATAATACGTGGTGTCTTGAGCGTCTTAGGAACAGTAATTACCTTCGCAGGTAATTCTGATCCAGGTTCGAGGATGTCAACCGAGTTGTATCTGTCGCTTTCGCGCCAGTTCCAATTTGGCAAAAGGAATTCCCCAGAAGGGAATACCTCTTCAAGACGCTCGGTCCATACTAGCTTGTCATACTTGGCGTTAGCCTTAGTATTGTCAGCAGTTGAACCGGGCCCATGTCGAGGTACGATTTCTCCTTTGTAAATGTCCTCTTGGACATTGGAGAAAAGATTCCTAAAAAGGTAGGAAGATATCCTTTTGAACGCGAGGCGATCAAGCCCCGAGGTCATGATATCTGCTACCCTGACATCCTGCTCACACTCGACATAGTTCCTCAATGCTCTCCTCTCTCGTGCACGAGTGCACTCGAGAAGAATCTTACCATTTAGCTGCGTTAGCTGCTGAATGGCTTGAATCGCATCGATAGAAGGTTTGTCGAGTAGTCGACCACTAGTTCGGTCAAACACGAGATCAAGGAAACCCCCGAGAAATCGGGGGAGACCACCTCTAAAGGCAAAGCCCTTAAAGAGTGAGTGATCTACATAACCCTGGTCAAGACTCTTAACAAAGTCTTTCCCAAAGCCAGGCAGGGTGATCGTAAGAAACGAAACACCCTCGTGTTGGGACCGGCGATGGACAGTTTTAATATCCATCGTGGCGCTAGTACAACACCATCCGGCCATTTCTTTGGCCAGATTACTCCAGAGCAACAATTGGCTTTTCATATTCTGCTCACTTAATACGCGAGTTAGAACATCCAAGGCCATGGTCCACAGATCCAGTTCAAGAAATGAACTGGTTTAGGACAGTTACCTGGTGACAGCCGCAAAAACGACCTTCGAGAACGAATTCCCGAGGGACGCAACGAGCAGCGACGAACAGATGACAACGACTGTCAAACAAATGACAGTCGAAGCCAGCCAAATCATACTAACTCTCATTGCCAAGAAGCTTGGTGATGAGGGCGTACGAAGAGGCCGTGAACTGGGTGACAAGCCCAGTCACGACGTCGAGGCCCTGAGCATTGGTGTACCCCACATCGGGGCGATCAATGACCAGGTAAGCA